CCGGAATGGTTAATGTCAGCAAGTTGATCGCATCAGCAGCCGCTTGGTCGCTCAAGCTTACGTGCTGGGCTTCGCTCAGCTTTTCAATCATCAGTTCCATGATTTACCCTCGGTGGAATCCAAAAAACCGCCAGCACAAAAAACTCAAGGACTCGCCAAAACGCAATCACATCGAGCACCGGATTCAGGATCGGCGTCATCACGCAATACCGAACATGAAAAGGGTTTCGATGGTGAACAGCATGATGCTTTGGGCTTTGAAACACGTACAGGCGCTGCATCCAAACAACCAGCCAGCCGTTCTTGCCTTTGCTGTGCGCAAGTGCGTGAATCTGATTCGCTTGGGACAAAAACAGCATCGTAAGCCATCCGTCGCGCAGCGGTTCGAAAGCCAAACAGATCAGCATTGCCGTAAGGCTTGGAACGATCGTCGTGTAGTTTCGCTCCCAGTACGAGCCCTTCAAGAAAGCGTACTGGTCCGCATGGTGGAGCTGGTTCGGTCCACCGATCAGACGCCCGACGAACGAGTTGCTTTGCGTCAGGTAGGTATCTTCCCACCAGTGGAAAAGCCCTGCAATGAAGTCAGCAGCCAGCCATGAGGCAATGATGTGAATCGACACATTTACCACAGCAGCACCTTCCGCTTTACGCAACATTTTTTTTGACTTGTGCTATCGAGATCGCTAGTTCGTGAAACTTCGCGTGCAGCAACTCTCGGTCTTCATCGCATTTCTGCTTTTCCGCCCTTGTCTCAACGGCAAGCTTTTCCAAGTTTTCCTGGGTCTTAGAATTGGCTCGCATTACATAAGTAAACAAAGTCGCGCAAACGGTCCCCAGCGTCCCGACGATCGCTATGGTTGCAGTCATCTGCGCTTCTTGGGAAAGTTGAGCCAAGTAAAAAATCATCGCATTGCCTCGTCGATTCTTGAAAAAAGAAGGTAGCCTTTGTAGGAGTATTGCTTGCCGTGACGCTCAATAACAAACTGAGGCCACGGCCCCTTGCCTGGGTCTTTGCTTGTCGCAACCACCCAGCCGTCAGCCTCGAATTTAGGTTGTTCGTTCTGCTTCCAGTCGTTGCACTCTCGGTTGTCGACGCCGAACAAAACAATTTCGCGGCGCAGCTTTTCGTGCGAATGATTGCTGCATGTCAACAAAACAACTGTCGCTAAAATCCGCAGTAATTGTCCGGTCATCATCAAGGCTCCCTAGTTCCCGTTTGCAAATCGATCCAGTCGAATCATCGGCTTGACCAGCAGACGAACCAGCTTGTCCAAAAACACGCGACCGAGGACCAACGGCGATATCGCAAGCATCAAGACCAGCCACAGCACTGACGCAAGCGAACGCGCCATCTCCAACGGTTGGCTTGTGTTGCTCGGCAGCGAAGAACGAAGTGGTCGCTGTCCACCGCCAAACTCACCGTCAATCGGTTGACCGTCCCGTCCAATGTTTAACCAGTTCCAGAAAAATTTCTCAGACATTGATTGCGTTCCTGCGGGTTAAGGGTTTGGGCATTTACCGTCGACGCACAATCCGCGAATCACGGCTTTCAAGCACTCCTTGTACTCTTCGACCGTCTGCGGGTTGGCTTTACCAATCTCCTTGTCGATCGGGATTCGCCAAATGTTGAGCCAATCTTTTTTTCGGCTGGTTGGCTCTCGCATCCCAAAGCACGTTTCGATAGTGCTCGTCACAAGCCCCTTCGCGTCAGGAAGGTAGGATGGAAGCTTAGGAAGTAGGTTGATCAGCGAGCTTGCCAGCAGCGACGTTGTGGCTGCATCCTGCAACGTGTCTACAGCAGCTCGAGATGTCAGGCGAATCGATTCGTAGCTTGGCGTTGGATTTGGACTCGGGTTGATCGGTCCTGGCGTTGGCGGTGGCGTAGGTGGTGGTGTTGGTGCGATCGATCCTGTAACGTTGATCTCGTGCCAACTGTAGGCAATTTCAGCCTGCTTGTTGGCAACGACGCCGAAGCCGACTTGAGTTCGTCCGGAATTATCCAAACTTTGTTGTCGCCAGTCGCTTCTTCATAGGACAGAAAAACCAAGGTGCCAGCGAGCGCCGTTGCCGGTCCCTTGATCGCAGCCTTGAGCTCTTGGCCGAAAGCTGGAATCGTAAGCAACAGGAAGGCAATCAGTGTTCGCATGGTCTAACCTTGGTTTTGTGAATAGTTGGGTGTTAACGAATCAAGTTCGCTTTAGGGGGTCGGAACTGGCTTCTTGCGGTTCTCGCGGATGATCTTGAGAAACTGGAGAATCAGGGGAATAAGTTCCTCCCATCCTTTGGTCCCAGCGACAGGCGCACTTTCAGCAGTAGAGACTTCACCCAGTTTTGCTTCCAAAGCATCACAGAGTTCGTCCACACTCACATCAGCCAAATTTAGATCAGGCATAATAAACCTTTCAAAAAAACACTACAAACACGCTCGCGGACATTCCGCAAGCTTAAACAAAACTGAGTTGATCGTTGACGAGTGCGGCAACGATGTCTTGGGTCTTCGGGACGCCCATGCCCCAGAACGGATCGAATCCAGGATCACCCTTGTCCTGGGTGTACTTAGCCAGAAACGCCCGAACGGCTTCCACCCCGGTAAACTCTGCTGCGCCTTCGCGTCGCATTAGCTCAACAATCAGAGCAAACAAACCCGCCGCGAATGGGGTTGCCATGCTCGTTCCGGACATGCCTCGAAAACCGCTTGCGCTTTTGTTGTCACAAGACACGATATCTTCTCCTGGACAGCACATGTCGAGCTCGCGTCCACCAGACGAAAACGAAGCTCTTTGACCGTCTTTTCGATACGCACCAATGCAAAGCGACTCGGGGTACTTTGCTGGGTAGCCAATTGTGTTTTGCCTTCCGTTGAAGCCTGAGTTGCCAGCAGCAGAAATCGTGATAACCCCTTTGCTCCAAGCGTACTCCAAGGACTTTCGAGTCGGCTCGTAAGGACTGCTTGAGCCGAGCGACAAGGAAATAATATCTGCTCCATTGTCTACTGCATCGCGTACTCCGTTGGATATTCCATCGGAGGATCCTCGTCCGTCGTTTGAAAGCACTTTGATTGCCATCAGCGACGCACCAGGAGCGACCCCGATCCCATCCCTTCCAAGTGCAGTGCCCGCGCAATGATTTCCGTGGCCGTTGCCGTCTCTTACGCTTTCGCCTCGAATAAACGACTTGGAGTAAACTGGCTCTGGAAGCAAATCGTGTGGACTGTATCCGGTATCCAGTACCGCCAAACGAACCTTTCCAGTGACCCGCTTCCAGATCGGCTCGAACGTCGCTTTCGGAAGATGCCATGGGTCTCCCGGCGCTGCGAACGTCTGCACATCCGAAACCAAGTCTGGTGGCAAATATACTGGTGGTGAATCCATCACTTGACCCCGAGCTCACTTGAAGGGAAAAACGGGGGGTAGGCAAATCGCCTGCCCCCCTTGGACGTCACAGATAACGATTACTCGTACTGTGCGCAAGCAACCCAGTCCATGTTGATGGTCAACGCAGCATTACCAGCGATGTCCTTGATGCCGATAATAGGAGCAAGAAAAGCATCATCAGGGAACGTAGCTGCATCAAGTTCCGATGCCGTCAACCTCGCAGGTGCCGAAACAGTTCCAGCAAGTCTTCCGTTGGCATAGAACTCCAGCGACTTTGGACCAGCACGATAACGCAACCCAAGCTTGACGTAGGTGCTTGCCACTGCCGTGTGCAGTGCGTTCAACTTCGTCTTGGTAGCACCGTCCTGGTAGGTCTGACCATCAGCCTTGTAAGCTGCGTCAATTGCAGCCCCCTCAGCCGACAGGTGATTAAACCCAACAAAGTTCTTGTCTGCAAGAACACCAGTCGTATCAACAAACAAACCATCAGTCACGATCATGTTGGCCTCTCCAAGACCAATACCATACGACCACTTGGCGGCTGTGATTGCAGATACGGACAACCGGCACTCAAAAGCCAAGTCGTTATTTGCAAGGAAGAACGGCGCACTTGCCAATCCACCCCACTTGATGACAGCTTCATCGTTTGCAGCATTACCATCGACTGCTAACGCTAAAACTCCCTTTTCAGTCGCCGTGTCAGCAGCCAATGCAGCCGTACAACCAGCACTGAGCAAGTTCATCCACGGACCAACGAGCGACGTCGCATTGAACGTCATGAAGTCGTCAAAGAAACCAAAGGCGAGATTCCCGCTTGGAGTCTGGAACGAACTTCCCGAGGGGTTCATGTTGGTTGGCGATCCGAATCCTTTCCACAAACGTGGCGAAAACAAACGGGTCGAAAGTTCTTCGTAATGCAAATCCATCTTACTGTTTCCCTTTCAAGGAAGTTTTAGGAGTGTCCCAGCCTTGGGTGGACGTTGTCCCATTAAAAAACTGGCGGCGCAATTTAACGTCTCGCCGCCACAGACGCTTGCCAACGACTGACATCATGTCAGCCAGTCGTGTTAGGCGGTTTCGGTCACAGTCTGAGTGCAATAGCCACGGAAGTTTGCGCGACGATTGAAACAGACCATTTGAAGCGAGTCATCCATGCAGCGAACGCGAACGTTGCTCATTTCTGGATGCTGGAATGCCTTCCTCTTGCGCATCTGCCGACCTGCGGCGTAGTACGCTTTGAAAGTTGACCAGTTGACTCCAAGGACGATCCCGTCAGTTCGAGCATTGACGCTATCGCTGCTGGTCCAAGCTGGAACCCAGTTCAACGGCACGCCACGGATGTAAACCTGACCGCTGCGAGCAGCCATGTCGTCGCCAATGTTGTCGTTTCCAAGCTGAAGCATTCGCCGACCAGCCGCCAAGACGCTGTAAGTCGTCAAAAGCTCCCAGTCGCTTCGCTTCTGATCAACGATGTCTGGTCGCTGAACAGGAGGCTCGAACGAACACTTATCCATCGAGCTGATCGTCTTTTCGACAAAATCGCTTCGAGTGATCGACGTGTAAGGGAACGTTCGGTTTCTCCATTGCGGGTACTGGGTACACGAAATGCCGCCAACGCCGACGCTTGACCATCCAACAGGCTCGGCTCCATTGAAGCCTTCAGTCGCGTTGTTCTCAGTCACGCTGTCGCTCGTGGAGGTGATCCACCAAAGCAACGACGAAACGATATTGGGGGTCTGAGTAGGACTCGATGGACCAGGACCGAACACCAAGTCTTCCATGCCAGTGTAGAACGACGTCATGAGGTCGCGTTCTTGATCCTCGATGTAGTCGTAAATCTGCCGACCGCCAGTGCGGAAGATCTCTTCGTCGATGTCGTAGTGGTAGTTGTTCGTGGTCAACGCCCACTTCAATTCACCTTGGTCGAGCGTGTTGACTCGAGTCGAAGAATCTCGGTGGTACAGACCAACAGACTGGAAGTTGTCTTGGTATCCGACCTTTACCTTCCACCTGCACTCCGACGTGCTCATCGTGTCCTTCTTCAGATTTCCCGAAAAAAGACGCGATGCGTAATGGTACTTCTGCAACGTCAAGGACAAATCCTGCGCTGCAAGTCGGTCTTCACCCGCAAACTTCTGGTGGATGCTGTTTACAAAATCGTCAATCTGGTCAATGGACAAAGCCATGTTACGGCTCCTTTATTGTTTAAGCTCGTTCGAGTTCCCTGTAGAGGCGATCAGCCGCTTCCCGAGGGTCTTCACTCGGAGGTTGAGGCTTCGTTGGACTTCCGCCCAAACGCATACCGCTCTGCCTGGAAATCTTCTGTGTATGTTGTTTCAAACGCTTCTTCCCGATTTCGTCCGCGAAAACCATACCGGCAACGCGATCGTACAATCGTTCATTTTCTTCCACTGGATAACCAAGCTGTTCCATGCCGATCAAGTGAGCCTTGATGGCAATCCGAAGCTCTTTTCGCCGTTCAAGCTCCTTCTCGGTCTCCTTGCCCGTCTTGCCAAACAAGTCGGCGTGACCAAGCTGATCAACGATGCCGTCGAAACGAGCCTCGTCGTGAGTGATGGTTGCTTGAACGAGATTCGCTTCGAGTCTTTCGAGTCGAGTTTCGTAGTGGTCCCGCATTCGCGAAAACTCATCCACGATTTCGTCGTCGTAAAGATCCTTGCTCAGCGTAACTTCGTACTTGCCGCTATCTTTGACGACAGGCTTTTGGTCTTCCCGTGAGGCTTCTTGCTTGCTTGGCTCGTCGTCGGAGAGTGCCTTTCGGCCAGATTCCAACGCTTTTTTGTCAAACAATCGCAAAGCTCGATCCAACTCCTCGCGGCTGGCAAAATCAGACAAGTCAGACTCGTCGATCCCATACGCGGCTACCTCGGCTTTAACGTCGTCAGTGACCCACTCTGGAGCAATTGACTCGTCGCCGGAACCACCCTCGCTTTGGACCGTGTCCTCGGCGGCTTTTCTGCTGGACTTGTTCTCAGCAGCTATTTTTTCGACTTGCGCAGTGTCAACGATGATCTCGGCGTCCGATTTTCGCTCGGCTTGAGATTCCTCGAACACCTTTTCAGCGTATTCTTTGATTTGTTCGCTGGTCATTTCTTCATTCAAATCATCATTCATCGCCATATCCTCCATCCATATCCCTGAATCCGCGCATACGAAGGAACTCGTTACGTGCGCGACGACTTGTAAATTGAACTTGACCGCTGTCGCGAACAGCAGCTCCCTGGATGCAATGCTGCTTAATCAGCTTGCGAGTCTCGTCCACTTGGCTTTTCATTACCCCGCAACCCTCAGATACCAAGGGGTTGTGCTCGGTGTACGTGTTTGCAGCCATTGCTGGTCGCTCGAGCCAGTCGGCTTTACGAGGCACCAAGCGATCGAGCTCTGCCTCGGACACTTCCTTGCCTTTGTACTTGTGGACGATCTTGCTCATGACCCAACTCCTTGCAACATCGAGTTTCTTTGCTGTGAGTTGATCTGCGGCTGACCACCCATCAAGGTTTGGATCAACGCATTACTTCTAGCTGCTTCGGTGCCGCCACTGCTAACGTTTTTCCTGATCGTCTCCCTGCTCGTGACAGGTGACTGCCTAACCGTGTTCTCGTCGCCACCGAGCATCTCAGCCGGCGCGGCGAACGTGATGAACCGCTTGAACTCAGGTCTGTTTTTCAGTCTGGCAATTTCTTCGACAATGGCTTGCGCATCGATCGAGGCACCCGAAGCTTGGAACATCGGCCAAAGCGGTGCGATCTCGCGGATCACCTGGAACAATTCCTGAAGCTTCTGCTCCGGAGTCTTGAAGATCATTGAGTATGGTTCGATCCTGAACTCGTAGTCGTCAAACTCACCTTGGCGGTAGTCTGGAGTCCAGTCGGAGTTTACGTTGATGCCTGTGTTGCCGACTTCCATAGAGGTCTTCAACTCAAGTGTCTCATCCTCCCACATCAGCCTGCCGAGGTCCAAAATGCACTTGGAGGCAAACGAAACCACCGCCATTCGCATGTCAGCTACGTTCTTTGAGACGTTGCCATGGATTAACTCTTCCTGGCCGAGCGTGCTGGCCTGCTGACCAAGACCACCCATAGCCTGAAGATTTCCAGCAAAACGGTCGTATTCCGTTTGAATGAACGTTGCTAGCGCCATGTCGCGCTGATCAACGCCGCCGCTTTGGAACTGCTTGATTGACTCTGGACTCTTGGCTCGATACCACCCGTTACGCTCGGCAGTCCTGAGTCTTTCGGCGTCATCCTCCATCCCTGGTGGGTAGACATTGACCACTCGATTGGCATCCGAGTCAGCTTCCATGCGCCTGTGCAGACGATTCTGGAGATCGTGCATTCCCTTGAGGTTCATCGCGGGAGACGTCGGGATGATGTTGTCGGGGGTTTCGCCAAGCGACAAGAACTTGTACGGACCTGCTTGGGATCCCGTCCATGGTCTTTCGATGAGCGGCTCCATGTCTTGCTGGTCGCAAGGCAAGGTGACAATTGTGTTGTTTTCGGCGATCCAGATGTCCTGGAGCCAGATCATGTCCTTGAGATCGTCGTCCTGAGCACTCCCCCAGTCCGAAGCCATGTCTCGAGTAGCGCCTACCGAATCATGGTGTTCCCTGTTGGTCGGTCTAAGTTTGTCCTTGACCTTTTTGTCGTACCCAGGTTCATCCATAACCTTTTCAAAGTCAGCGCGATAGCGATGTCCGCAATATCGCATCTTGCTTAACTCTTTGGCGGTCATATCGAGAATCAAATCGTCAAGCGACACTCGATTGAACCAAGGCTCACCTGGATCGAGCCAAACATCTTCCTCTGACGCGAGAAGTCCGTGAAAGCGAGTGTCCGTGTCACGCATCATGACAACGCCACACCCAAGACAGAAGAACGCATCAAGGACAATCATCCTGAACGTCTCATCAAGAGCCATGTCGCTGATGAGCTTGGCGAGATTGACTTCAAAACGCCTTGCGAACGGAAGCATGTCCATTCGTGGAGTCGAAACCAAGACGCTAGGGTTGTTCGCAGCCAGAGCGACCGTGTAGATACGTGCCGTCTGGTTCATCAAGTTGACGAGAGTCTTGTTCTCTGCGCCTGATTCGTTGTACCAAGAGCCAACGTAATCCTTGATCAGCGTCTGCCGAACGCGACGAAAAGGTTCCAGAGCATCCCGCGATGAGCGGATTGCCTTGTAAAGCCGATCTCGTTTTTGCTGGTCTCTTAGATCAAACATCTACAGTCGAAATGGTACGGATGATTTTCCGAACGACTCCGACTGGGTTTTATCGCCAGCCTATCGCTTAACTAAGCTTTTTCCAGCTACTTTTTCCCGCTGGATGGGGTCTTCTCGCCTGTGAGCAATGCTTTCGCTTGCGTCAAATATTGAGCCGATTGCGAATACTTTTGTGCGCAGTCCGCATCCTGTTCGTCCATTGATTGCTGAGTCGCCTTCAACGCCGCCTGAGCCAACTTGTCAACCGATTCGCTTAGCAAACTTGACAGAGAAGAGCGATCCCCTCCATGCGTACCCCACGAATGAGTTGAAGTCAGAGCCGACTGCGAAAACTTTAGCGATTTGTCTGCAATTTGGCTAGCTCTTGCTTTGTCAGCAAGCTTGCCAATTGCTGTCAGTGTCTTTTCTGCGAACTCGTCAGCCATTCTTTGCTTCCTCCAGGTATTAACCTGAGATTCCTTGCTTATCGCTTCAAAACGTCGCGTATTGAGTACATCGGACTGCCGATATCGACACTACGTCGTTCCTGGCGTTCCCGCCATAAGTAACTACCATACTCTGGAGTTTGTCCCGTTTCAACATCGCTGTCAATTTTTTTTCCAGGATTATCGGTAGAAAATACCAACCAAGCACCCGCAGCGGAGATTGCTCGATCGCCGTGATTCTTCTCTGTCGCACCTTTGTTCTTGGTCGGAGCGTGGATAATTCTTCCGTTTTCCCACTCGTACTCGCCGCACTCGACGAGCATTTCTTCGGACCTTGGCGTGTACTCTCCACTCTCCATCGCCAACGCAAACTGCTCAAACATATCCGCCTTGTCGGCATCACGGCATGGGAACCCAGCCTTGCGACTCTTCGTTTGGGATCCGAGCTGATCGACGTCCCGATAAAAAATGTTGCCGTAGTAGCAAACCTCACGCACCTCCTTGGCGAAACCTCCGGAGA